GCTACAAGTCCTTCAATAGCGGCAACTGGATCCATTGCTGGTGCTTGTCCCGGAACTGAAGATGCGTTTGAAAGTGACTTACCTAGTTCAGAGGTAAATTCTTCCATGCGCTCTGCGGCTTCGCGTGGAGAAGCATCAGAAAACAGATCGGCAACCTTTGGGGCGCTGAATGTCATTTGATTTTCCTTTTGTTAGAGAGTTGGGTTAGTTCTTGCTGTCAGGATTGTTGGCTTTAGCAAGGAATTCCTTGTGTAGTTCCATGTAACCCTTGGCAAGAATTGGGTCAGTTGTTGCGTTTGCTTTCGCTTTGTATGTGGCGGCTTTAATGAGCAGGTCATTAGGTTGTGCCTGTGATGTACCTGTTCGCTTTGGACCACCAGCCACGGCGAGAGATTTAGCAATTGCCAACTCATTCTCCAAACTTACTGCTTTCTCTAGTGCCGCCTCTTTTGCGGATACTAAAGATGCAATCTCTGTTTTGATAGATGCGGTTGCGCTCTTTATTGCTTGATCTACTATGGCTTCTACTTCTGCTGTTGAAATGTCATCAGCAGAAATCTTAGGTGCATCTTCAGCAGGAGTTTCCTCTACTACTGGTGCTTCTTCTTTTACTTCTGGTTCAATGTCTGCAACTTCTAGGTTTCCAACTTCAGCAGACTTGGGTGTTTCTGCTGGTGGAACAACTACTGTGTCTTTAAGAGTTGCGTAAGTTTCTTCTGTTGGAACAGGGTTAGGATTTGCTTCTTTGTCCATTGCATCTTTGTACATCTTGCAACGCTTATCAAATTCTTCTTCTGTTTCTCCCGCTTTCATACAACGCTTCATAAAAGCCTCACGGTCCTCACCCTTGCGTTGCATCAAATCTTCTTTATCTGAAGCGGCTTTGTTTTCAATAATTGTTTCTTCTTCCATAACTTCTCCCTCTGCTTCTTCACCTTCATACCAAGCGTGTAGGTGTGCAACCGCTTCAAGAAGGTGTGAAATGGACATTAGTTCATTGTGTCCTTCTTTAATTTCTTCTGCTTCTACTGCAATCAGGCTTGCAAGCGCGTTGCGAGCGGCTTCAAACTGCGCCTTATCAAACTTAACAAGATCGCCCACAATGGACTTTGGTACTGAAACTGTTACTGTCTTATCCATTGAGTCACTTTCTTTCTCTAAGTTATCAGAAGATTGTAGAACATTATCTTCAACAGTTTCTTCAGTTTCAATAAGTTCCTCAACTTGAATTACGGTTTCATCAGCACCGGCTGACTTAGCCAAAACCAACTGGCAGTTAGGGTTAGCAGGGCGATCCACTAGCGACACTTCCACAATTTGACCATCAACAATGCGACCATTAGCCGCTTTTGAGTCCTGAATTACGCGTGGGTTCTTGATGCCAATAGAAAAACCTTTTAGTACGCCGTGTTCTACCTTCTTAGCGCTTACAGGATCTACAACAAGCGCCGTAATGTAATGACCATCTGATTTAAGTTCATAATCTGTTGCTACACCAGCCGCAATGTTGCTGTGCTGTTCTCTGATGTTGCCACCTGATTTGAACCAGTGTGGCATAGCGCGATCTAACCAATCACCATCACAAATCTGCTTATCAATGTCCAAAGCGTCATCTGTTGCCTTGCCGTAAACGGTTAGTGTGCCGTCTGCATGTCTGTCTGCCTTTTCAATTGCAAAGTATGATGTTGTTAGATTGCTCATTGTTGCTTTCTCCTTAGTTTCTTGTTCCCTAATAATCTTTTTTGCCCAAGACCAACCAGCGTCACCGCCCCAAAGCAACCAAGCAATGTAACCAGCGCTGTCTTTTCCCCAACCTTCCCCTTTTTTATCTACTTCATGCCGGGAAAAATAAGAGTTCATGCGTTTTACTGTGTCTAATGATAGTGCTGAACCATTAGATAAATCTCTTGCGCGAGCCACACCAACAGCAGTACCACCGCGCCCGTGTTTTTCGCGTAGTTCTAATCCACGCTTTGCATTACTGCGTACTTCTTGCGGTGGAACAAAACCATCAGCCATTTTGATCCCTTATGCCGAATAGGTAAGAACTACTGCGCCTGCCGCAGATCCCGCCGCAGAAATTCCCCATAGGCTGTCCCCACCACTTACATAAAATGTTTGTGATGTGCCTGCCGCAATTGTTCTACCAATAGTTGCGCCTGATGTTGTAATAGTTGAGTCACCAACAAAGATTGATCCACTATGTCCGTTGTACAAAGTTACCGCAGTTTGCTGACGGATAGGGGTAGGAAATGTGTGCAGAATTGTTGCGTTTGTGAAAGTAGTGCAGTTAATGTGTTGCGTTGCCATGTTATTCCTCTATCCATTCAATTACCGGTGATGGTGCTGAAACCTTACTGCTTACTGTATCAACTTTCTTATTTCCGTAACGCTCAAAGTAAATGCGTTGGGCTTTCTCATCATCAGCCAACGCCCGTTCCTGTAATTCAAATTTGGGCATGTTCTCGTAATCTTCCCATTCCAAGACCACATCAACCGGTTCATTGTTTGCCATGTTTTCTCCTTAATCGCCTAGCAGGATTGAGCGTGAATTTGGTTTCCATGTAATTATGCGGCTGTCAGGTGAGTAGTAATCTTCAACGCTAAGGTTCCACCCAAATCTTTCAGCGTAAGTTTCAGTTACAGGGTTGCGCACCCCTAAGATCCATTCAGCAAACACTTCAGCATAGGCTTCTTTAGCGTTTTTAGCGCTATACCTTGAAAACAGTTCAGGGTGTTTACGGCGCAAAGCACCTGAAACTTTACCTCTATTGGCGTTAATAAAACTATCTACGGTATGCCCCATTTCATGCGCAATTGTATAAAGGTTCTCATTGGTTGTATTAGCCGCAGACATAAACCAACCACGCCAGTCTTTAGGATCATCAAGAACGCTTTTAACATCTTTAACAGAGAACCAAATAGTGTCATGCCCCAAGTAGGTGTAAGCCATGGTGTTGCCACTAGCCTGATTGTTAATAATTAGGTTGTAGCCACGCTCAACGCCGTTCTGGTCAAACCTACGCCATGCAGGTAATCTTTCATAGATTTCATCAAAGTTAGTTAAAAACTTTTCTATCTCTTGTGGGCTTGGACCATTAGCCAACGCTTTATCCACACGCAAGATGTGTGGACCCCGTATGAAAATGTCTGCTTCTTTGGCTTGATCACGCAAAATTTTTAATTGAATTTCATTGTAAGGATCTGTAAAGCGTGGATCTAACGCCCTTCTAGCAATTTGGCGATCTACCCAATCTTGTTCATTAACTTTTTGCCATGTACCAGCAAAAGAAGGAGCAGAAGTAGGAGCAGGAATAGGAGCCATAGTTACGCTTCCACCAGTAGCGGCAGGATCATCAAAGTCAGGCAATACCGGGAGCAATACGCAACGGCAATGTGGGTGTGCAGGTGGTTGTGTGTTGCCAGAATTAAAAGGCTGTCCAATAGGCACAACTTGATTAGCGTTTTTTGCACATTTGTCACATGGGCTACTTACTTCCCATTCCATCTTTTCTAATCCCGCTTCTTTATAGCGGTTAATAGTTGCGTAACTAATAGCGCGGTTCTGTTCTGTGATTGCTATGGATAACGCTCGCGCAGGATTAGCCACATGGGTCATAATCCTTTTAGCCGCTCTCTCTGCGGGCAAACCTAATTCAATCGCTTCACCAATAGCGTTGCCAATGTCGCGCACCGTGGTATCAGAAAAATCTTTGAATGTAATGTTCTGACTTTCCAACAATTGTTGAAATGCTTTAGGTGGTCTTAGTAATAATGCGGCGGCTCTATCACCGGGTTGCCAGTTAGCCCAATCAATGTCTGCCTGTGTGTCATCAGCCTTCTTGATCTCACGGGCAATGCGTAACTGTTCATCAGCAAATGCTTCACCAGTTACATAGCCTTCTGCCCATACACGCAACATGACTTCTTTAAGCGCTTCCATGTTTACGCGCACATTGAGCATCACCCATGCGCGGGCGCGGGCGTTGTTTTGTGGGGCGCTATCTGACTGGTTTGGCTGTGTCAGTAGGTACTGTTCATAAACCCGTTTAGGGTCAAAGGTTTGCCGTAAAGCCGCCCTGATTTTTAGTGCGTTCTTAGCGGCTAAACGCGCATCTGCCTCTAATGCGCGTTTGTAACTCATGTCAAATACGCTTTGGCGAGCGCTCTGGCGGTTTCAAGATCCCCGTCAAAAGCACAACGGTTCAATGCTTCACCCACAATTGGATCAAGGCTCTTGAACTCAAATAGGCGGGCGCGCTTACCCTTGTTAGCCCACTTCATAAAAGCCTTAACTTCACTCTCTACGGCTTTCTCAACTTCTTCTTCATCAAGTTCATCTACTTCTTTTTCCGGGATTTCTTTATCCGGGACTTTAACCGTTTCCTCCTGCGGTTCTGCATTTGCAGTATCAGGAGTTGTAGGCGCAATAGCAGTTGCATTAGGACCCTCCAAAGCAGGTGCAGTAGTTACTTCTTTAGCGTTAATGATGCCATCTGG